TCGGCTTCGTCTTTCACGACGGTGACGCTGCCCGGCTCTGGGGTCGTAGCGGGCATGGCCTTGATAGCGGCCTCAGCCGCTTTAGTTGCAGCCTGGTTGACGATTTCGTCAGTCACGGGCGGCATGGCCTTGATTGCGGCCTCAGCCGCTTTGGTTGCAGCCTGGTTGACGATTTCGTCAAGCTGCTCTTGAGTAATGTCCATAGTTTTTTCCTCCGCCCCTTGCGGGGCATCGTTGGTTTGGGTAGGGGTTTCTACAACGCTGGCGGGATTTTCCTCTTTGCCGGAGGCTCCGTCCATGTCAGCGAATTGCAGCGATTTTAGGGGCATGACCGCGGCGCGTGGTTCTGCGGGGGTATGCGTCAGGCTCGCCTCGGCGATAGGCCAGCGGGTGATTTTCGTGCGGCCATCCGCCTGCGTCTCACGCTCCATCAGGTGGGCGGCTGTTCCGGATGACCACCCCAGCTTGCCAGCCTCGGCAAGTTGCACAATAAAGCGCTCGTATTCGTCACGCTCTGCCAAAACGGTCTCGGCGAAAATACCGAAATCGTCTTTGCGCAGGGAGGCTTTTGACACGCGGCGCTTGCCGAATTTAGGGGCGAGGCCGTGATGGTAGTACACACCTACCATGCCAGTCTCATCAATGCCAAAATCCGTATCATCAGCGAAATACTCGCCGTCAACGTCAGCACCGCCGAAGGTAACCAGGTAACCACCCAGGGTCACGCCTGCATCCGTGCGGGTTGCCTTGATGGCCGTGGTGTTGGTGGCGATTACGGTTTCATCCGCCTTGATGGGGATGGTCGTAACCTCTCCGGTTTCGTCCGCGTCGGTTGGCTCAAGCTCACGCGTGATGTCCACAATCTGGCCGGCCAGCGTGCGGGCCTGCCGGATGCGGTTACGGTCATCTTGATTGTTTCGGCTGCCTGTTTTAATATCATCCATGCTCACACCTCGTGTTTTTGGCGGGCGCATGGATGCGGCGGCCTATATGATTATTATAGCACAATCTTTCAGCGGTCATCGTATTCAGACGGCTTGCGAAGATTGTAGCGGTTTTCAATCCAGGCGCAGATCATCAACAGCGCCCGGCGTACGACTAACAGAAACGCTTTCATTTCGTCATTATCCATAGGTTACTCCGAGGTCTCGCGCCAGTTGTCGCACGGCGGCGCGCACCGCGTTACGAGCATCTGCCATAATGCGGTTTTGGTTATCATCCACTTTTTGGGAGACTGTTTTCCAGCCGACCATCGCCTCATGCCGTGACTGCGTACCATCGCCTTGGACGTATTGAGCATACCGGGCGATGTTACTGATTTTGTAATTGCCGTTACCTTCGCTGCGCACTTGCCAGCCCGCCTGCAGGGTCATGGTTCGGGCGTAGGGGATTTGTATTTCACCGCGCCGAATAGCGGCCATGACGTAGCGCCGCTGCTTGTCGCTGAACCAGCCGGGGCCTGCTGGGGCGCTAGGGTAGGCTTGCGCCCGTGATACGTAGGCGTAGTCCTCGTACATGCGCATGTAATTGACCACCGAATTGGCAATGGTCTGGCTGGCGAGGTCACGCGCGCCGGATGGCAGCTTTTCAATCCACTTGGCAATGCGTGCCAGGCTACCGGCTGGGTTTACATCGATGGAATAATCAACGGTCATTTCGGAGGCCTCAAATTACACGGTACGGCTGTTCCGGGGATGTTACCATCGGACGGTTTATCATCGGTTGGCTCTAGATTGCACTGACACCGCCAGCCGCCACACTCAAGGTGTGAGTTGGGCGGGTTTTGTGGCCTGACACCGGACTGGCTCCATGCGTAAGAGGTTGCGATAATGTCGTTCAGCCCTTCGCACGTACTGCAATGGTCTGTGTCACCGTACACCCAGCGAAGGTTTAGGTCGGATGGGGCGCTCATAACAAGGGCTTGCTGCTTGGTGTCAGTCCAGCGGTTTGCCCAAATATCCGCACGGGGGTATAAGCCTTCGAAACCTGTTTGGTCATCTTTGGCTTTCAGGATGGCGGCGGCAAAATCAATCAGGTGGTCGTATTCGTTTTGGATAATCCCGGCAAGGGCGTCCAGCATGGCATCGGTCATGTCGGTTTGCGGGTCTAATCCAGCCTCACGCATTCCGGCATTCCACGCCCCGACCAGTTGGTCATCTATCAGGGCTTGCATCTCTGTTAGATACTCAATATCCGTAATCTCGCCCCGGTAGAGGTCTCTCACGGCGGCGCGCAAGCGGTCACGGTAAAACGATAATGTTTTCACGGCTGGGTAAACAAGCGACAATCCAGCCGCCTTGATGGATGATTGTAGGCGGTCTCGGTAGTGTTCCAACGGCAAACGGCGCAGGGCCTTGATGCTGTCGGGTACAGCCGCGCCGATATGCTCCAATTCCGCACTGATTGCAATCAGGGAATTAACCAGCGTCTTGTCTGTCATCAAGCACCGCCTTCGCTGCCCGGTCAAGGGCGTTGGTCAGGGCCGCAATCGGGTCATACGCAAACAGGGCGCGAATATCCGCCGCGCTTGCACAGGATTTCAGCCCCGCCCGGATGCGCTCCTGTTCTGCCTCTGGCAGGCTGTAGCACACAAATTCAGCCGCCGGGGTGATGTCGCCCTGCTCCAGCAACCGCGCCGCCTTGCGCTCCCACTTTTTAGCCTCCATCGCGGCTGGGGTCTCCCCCACCGTTTCTGGTTGTTCTATGGTTTCGATAACTTCACCAGGTGGGGCGGGGGTGGTCTCTTCTGGCTCTTCGTCTTTGTCAAGCTCCGAATACTCCATGTCTTGCGGAAGTTCGATACCACAAATTTGAGCCGCCACGCTGGGCTGCATACCCGTATCAATATAGGTTTTGTACGCCCCGGCGCGCTGGGCTTCGTCCTCGTGGAAGGCGTCAATTGTCTCGGGTCGGAATTCCAGCCGCAAACCTTGCCTGCTGAATAGCTGCTCGTTGAGACATTCGGCCATAAACTCGACAAGCGGCATGATGGTCATGTTATACAGGTTCAAGGTGTCTTGCACGGAGGTTGCGTAATTGGCGGCGTTGCTGAATAACAGCGTCTGGGGCACACCCAAAGCGGTGGCGATGTCCTCCCGTTTACTCTGTGTCAGTTGGGCATTGATCAGCCCGTCCAACCCATCACCGATTACGGTGGGCTTGACGCTGTCCGCGTTCATGACGTGCGCGCCGAAGGCATTTTTGACACCCATGACCACATTACGCCACCACGACTGGAGCCGCTTTTTCTCCTGGTCGGGCGTCTCGATGGGTACTGCTAGGATGGTCACGCGCACACCGCCGCGGGTCATGTAACCGCTGGCGAAATCATCCGCGCCCTTGAGCACCCCGGCGGCTTGCGCAGCGGCAATCACCGGGCTTGACGGCGGCGGGCCGATTTCGACCTGCTCGGATGCAGGCCAAAAGGCGATAATATCATCCGGGGTGTAATCAATCCGGCGTGTACCGAGACTGCGGGTAAAGCCCGTCACCGACCCATTGGCGTCCTGTACCATCTCCACGCTGGTAGGGATGAGGTAGCGCACATTCAGCACGCGGGCGGTATTCCTGACCTTCAAGGCGTATGCGTAACCGTAAACCGTGAGGGCGCGGGCGAGTTGGTCGAACAGGCGGCGGGGTTGGGGCATGTACCCGACTGCGTTGGCATAATCGGCGGATGAGTCAATGTCATTGCCGGATTTGTTGACAATCGCAAATGGGACGGTTGAAGCCCGGTCTGCAACGAGGTCCACCGCCCGGTAAAGCCACGGGACGTGGTTTACCAGGTCTGACAGTTCCACGCCGGGGCCGCCGTTGGACGTGAACCAACCCTCATCGCCCCAAAGACTGACCGCCTTCATCCCGTCAAAGCGATAATACTTATTCGTCTGTGTCATCGTAGTCATCCTCCGTTATCAGCCATGGCCGATTTGCGAGCATATCCCACGCCATAGCCAATGCCATGACGGTATCATCATGTAACCCACCGGGCGCGCTGTAGGTGGTCGCACCGCTGGCGGTTTGTTTGGCCTCGAAACTCAATAACTCACCGGTTTGGGTATCGTCATCGAGTATGGACAATTCCCCATGCTCAAGCGCGCTGATAAGCCGCTGGATAATCGCGCCCTTCGTTGAGTTCGTGGTGGTAAACGCCTCAACGGGCAAGCCAGCCGCGGCAAGGTGGTCAAATACCGGGCGTCCAATGCCGTTGATTTCAACGCGCATCCGCTCAAGCTTGAACCGCTTACACAGTGCATCAAGCCGGGCTTGCAGGACGGGGTAGTCCACGCGGCCAAACCGGTCAAGATAGACCTGGCGTTTGGCTTCCACGTCAAACACCGAAACAGCGGTGTAGTCCTGTGTTGTCGCTGGATCCACCGCCGCGACATACTGCCGCCCGGCCTCTGGCTGGTCAATCGCCTCGGAGGTTGCACACTCACGCACCCGGCGAAACACCGCCCCGGCGTTGTCCACAAATTCAGCCATAAATTCCTGCCGGAAAATAATCTCTGACAGGTCACGCCGTGCCGCCTCAATTTCACCGGGCGGGATATACGGGTTTGCGCTGGTCGGGTACTGAAACGATTGCCAACCCTCATCACCGCCCCGGCGGTATAGCTCCCAAAACCAGTTACGGCCTGATGGGGTGCTAATAAATAACGCCTTGCCTTGTCGGTCTGACAGGGCTGGGCGTAACGCCTCAAACCATGCCTCTTGTGCGATATAAGCGCACTCATCCAAAACAACAAAATCCAGCCCTTCACCCCGCAGGCTGTCGGGGTCATTGGCGGAACGGACGTACACCTCGCCGCCGCCGGGTAGGATAATCCCCATGTCGCTTTCCTTGACTTGACAACCGGGGATGCGTGCGGCAATGCGCCGGATGGGTCGCCAGCCCACGCGGGCGATTTTGTACGTCGGGGCAACCCACCACGCCCGGCCGTTGTGCGCGGCAACGTCAAGGCACTCATTGACAC